CTGCTTCAGAACGGGACCAAGTTTCACCTTTTGAATATGAGCCTACGTCATTTGAATTTATTGTAATTCCATTACCCTTTAACTCTTTACCATTAATAGTGAAAGTTTTAAATACAACTTGAGCTTTTGAACTTAATGCTGTATTTGCATCATTAGAAATAATATCTGATAATTTAATAATACCAAATTCTGAATTAGTACCTTTTATTTCTTGTAATGCTTTAGGTGATAAAACAACACTATTATTATTTTTATCTTTAGCTTCGATTATGTTTGCAATTTTAGTTGTACCCACATTAATATCAGATGCTCTTGCACTAACAAAAATTTTAGGTGAGATTGCAATTCCATCATGTGCAATACCAGCATGTGCAATACCAACAGTTGCTAATGTAACTGTACCAGAATTTATTTCTGTTGCAATGCCTAAAGCCGGCGACAATTTATTAATTGCATGTTTTACTTTTTTAGGTGTCATTGATGTATAATCATCTTCACCTAATTCGGCTTGCATAGATGTTGATATTTTAACTGTACCATTTTTTGTTTCACTAGCAAGACGATTATTAAACACATAATTAAGAGAACTTGCGACAATACTTCTATTAGTTAAAATACCTGATAAGGCTTCATCGTTTGTTGCATACTGTGTCAAACCTAAATTAGTTTCATTGGCTTCTGGATGTTTTAATCTTAATCCTAATGATTTAGGTGTGACTGCAGTATTATCAGAAGTTTCATCATCAATTTCTTGTTGTGTTGCAATTCTGATAATACCTTCAATAGTTTCAGATGCTTTAGGAAGTCCATTATCAGTTAAAGCCCAAGAACCTATTTTTGATAAAGCGGTTTGTACATCTTTAACATCAACAGGAAACCCTGAATTTTCTGGGTCAAAAGTGACAAATAATGATTTGTCACTAATATGCTTATATGTATTTTGCATTACGCGATCCTTTTAAAATAATATAAAGTTAATGGATCTGATAGTGTATCAAGTGCAATTGTTGATGTACCAAGTTTGGCCCATGTACCATAACCTGATTTGTGTGGCGAACTTAAAATAGTTTCTACTGTAATACCATTAACAATAGTTGAATAAGGCGGATGATATCTAAAATCAATATATCTTAAATCTACAATAGTTGAATCTGACGAGTTAACTTGAGCAAATGTAAAAAATTTATTTTTTGTGATATATTCGTTTACTTGTACAACAAATTTAGCTGCAACTTCTTCTGCCATATCACCCAATTCAAATTTAAAAGGTAATCCAAAAATATTAGTTATTTTATTGTCATTATCAATAAATCCATTAAACTTAACAGAATCAACCTGTGATATACCAGAAGGATTTTCACCATCAGTATTGGTAATTACACTATTAACATCTAAAAAAGCTCCTATGAGGTCATCTAATGCACCCTGTATAGTAGGATAATTAACATTTAAACTTTTTTGAGTAATATCCAACTCCCCAAGTGGATTAGTATTACCCGAAAAAGTATTAGTTGTGGTGCGATATTCTAATTCGTCGGCTAATCGGGATGGGACCATTGAGGTCCCTCTTGTTTTATTCATTATGCTACCCTTATCCATCTATAAACAGTTCTTGAAGGTTGAATAATTTCTATTTCAAGTCCTTCCTGTGTTTCAGTATTAATTGTTATTTTTTCTTCACTATATTTATCAAAAGCTGGACCTTCTGAATCAGGGTCGTATTGACAACCGCCTATAATAATGTTACCATTAGGATCTTTTATGAGAACAATTTCGTTTGATTCAAGTCGTGGAATATTTGAGTTGATTAAACGTTTATACATTTCACCGATATCACCACCAGCAGTTTTTGATGGATTACCTTGTGGATCTTTATCATTTTGGTTTAAATTAAAAATTGTGTTATCTTCATTATAATCCCAACCAACTAAAGTTCGGCCTTCTGCATATCTAACCCATGTACCCAGGCCCATATATTTCGCCGGATTATTTGGATTATGGGCGTTTTCATAAATTGTTCCTTTTGGATGAAAAATATCAAATAAATTATATACACTTGATACTTTAAAATAAGGGTCATCTTCTACAGGAACAACACTTGATTGTTCGGGTTTAGATGTATCATTATATTCAATACGACCGGATAAACCAATAACATCACCGGAACTAATATATCTATCATCTAATTCAGTAGTAATTTGTTCAATTTCTAATGTGGTGCCAATATTATTATTAAACCAACGAATAATAACTAAATCATTATGTTCAAGATTTTTAGGAAAAACTATAGCTATTAATTTACCATTTTCATCCGATTCAAAATAATAATCTGACGTACCATAGTTCCATACATTACCTTCAGCTACACAAGCTTCAATATTTCCAGCAATAGAACCTTCACAAAATGCAGAAATGTCACCAGTTTCTAACTCTGATACTAACTGTGTGCCGTTTACTAAAACCTCGACTGAAAATGGATTTATAGAATCAGATTCAAGAATACCAAATGATTTTAATGGGATTCTATGGTCTTTAAGATCCATTATATAAGTGAAACCTTCTTTTGATTCACCATTAGAAATAGATTTATCAAGAATTTTAACTAATTTTTTTGAATAAGAACTTTTCCATGAACTTACACCATCAAGATAAGAAACAACTGTAATAATATCACCAGCTTCACATGATGATTTTAATCTGATATCAGTTCCGTTTAACGGTCCTAATTCATCTCCATCAGGAGAACCATATTCAGCAGTTTCTTTATTAAAAACACCATCTGTCGCATAATAAAGAATATTACCACGGAGATAAACTTCGGTGTTATTTTTATTATATGAATTAGAACCAAACACATTTAAAAAATCAATTTGATTTTCTTTTGCAATAATTTGTTCACGAATAACTGTGCTTAAATCTGATGTCTGAATCTTGTCAACAAATTTGTTTTCTGCATATTCCCAACGTCCAGGTGGACAATATACAAATTCTAAATCCTGTAAATCTTTATTAAAAATAACAGGCAGAGGTGAACCTTTTAATGTATCGCTTGTTGATGATGTGACGGTTAATGGATATCTACTAAAAGATCCCCAAATATCACGAATTTTTATAACTTTGTTATAATCTTCAACTGAACCTTTTGGTAGATTAACTACACCTGGCGCAGAATATGTGTTTATAGCGAATGATTGACCAAATTCAATATTTAATTCACCTTCAGATGAATCCCAGGCTTTCCATGCACCTGCACTATGAGGAGTTTCACCATCACCTAGATTATAGTATAGTTCGTTGAAGTTTTCATTTATTTTTTCACCACCACGACGAAGATAATCACCTCTGCCGTCATCAACAACACTACCAATATTAACAATTTTTTTCATACTGTACCAACTTTAATAGTCTCAGTGGATTTAATAGAAAAAGATACGTTACCTGAATTAGATTTAACTTTGGCTTTTAACAATCCATTATCAACTAAAAAGGTAAGATCATATAATTCTTCGTCTGTATTCTTTAATACGGCGTATTCGGTTTTTAATATTTCATTTGTTAGATGGTCTATTGCAATTAAAATTTCACATGATTTTATTTTTAATTTATCATGTGAAATAGCATGAACTAAAAATTTAATGGCGTTATAAGAATTTTTGTTTCCCATTGAAATTTCAGTCTCTGTTGTATCTAATTTTATTGTTTTATCAATAGCTAAATTGTGAAGACCAAACATAGATTCAATTTTATATTCCCATACTCCAACACCTTGTTCTTTCCGGGTACACCATATAATAATTTTACTTTTTGGTGAATCTAAGCTCAAAGTACGTCCATGGCCTGCAATAACATCCGATCCATAAGTATTTATAACCAAAGGTGTATCTACACTTAAAGAACCATTACTATTTATAATAACAACACCTTCACCCAATTTTGCAATAGGTAATTTAAAATCAAGTTTTCCATCAGTTGTATCAATATCATGAAGTGAGCCCATTTCAACACCGTTTGGAGAATCCAAATAATATCGTCTTGTATGTTTCTGATAATATCCTGTACCATGTAATGTTTGTTTGTTTTGGCCCTGTGTAATATCATCGTAAAGTCTGTAATCGCCAAAAACA